ATATTATTATTATAGCGATATACGAAATTAATTCAACTGTTTTTTTCAAAAAAACGCATTTTTTAAACCATTGAAAACACTGGATTTTTCGGAATTCTTAACCTATTGAAATCATTGGATTTTTTAAATTTCGCTAAATCCTTGATATATCTGCACCTTTTTTTGTGAAAAAACCAGTTGCATTAATTACAGATATCCGTATTATAATGTTATCAGTAAGGAGATATGAAATGTTTATCAATGATCTCGAGAAAATCACTTCTCGCCTCGAACTCATCATTCGTGATGCAGTGGAGTTCAATAAGAATCGTAACCTTGTTCTCGCAGAGCTCTGCGATTATATCGACGAGCTGCAGGATGAAGTTGATGAGATGGTTGCTCATTATGATCGTATGGCTGATGAGCACGAATATTATAGCCAGTTTCGCTAAAAAGTAGTTGCTTTTTTTTGTAACTGTGCTATAATCAACTGTGTTGTCATAAGATAACACTAACACTGAAAGGAACTAATATGTCTAAGATTGTGCATGCAGAGAAGATCGTTCTTTCGAACGAAAAGCTTTCTAAGAAGGAGCTTGTTGAGCTCATCTCTAAGGAGCTTAATGTGACTGTCGCGAATGCTCGTGTATATGTCTATAATGTCAATAAGCGTCTTAACAACTCCGCTAAGACTGTGACTGAGCATCTTGCTCCAGTCATCTCAGAAGAAGTTAAGCAGATTGTTAAGCGTAATGCTCCTAAGCTTAAGCGTACAGAAGGCTCTAAAGTGCTGGATCCAGTTTCTGAAGCAGCCTAATATGAGGGGGCTTTGGCCCCCTTTTTTATTCAGGAGTAGCATATGCAGATATCTAGAACTATGGATGTCACTGGTTGTAATAGAACCGGTGAGTTAACTGGTATTACAGAAACTGAGATATCATATGTGCTAGGTCGACCTAACCCTACTATTAAGGGTAAAGGTGTATACACTAAATTCGTCTGGTGTTTTCATGTAAAAGATGATAATGGTAGAGACGAAAAGTGTGCTATTTGGGATTTTTTTGAATCAGATAAACACGGTGAATGGACTACAAGTGGTCCAGTAGAAGTTTTTAGTTTTCTTTTCGGAGAACATCACGTAAGGAAACTTGACAATGTTTGATAAACAAATTAAAAGTTATACTGTAATAGTTCGAAACGTAAAGCATAATAAAAATATTATCCGTCGAAAATCATTTGGTCCTAATGATTATTACGATGCACAAGAATTTGCAAAGATGGTAGAGAGTAACTATAAAAATGTATATAAAGTAGAGTTTCAGACAAATTATAAAAAAGTAGTTGCATAATTTAGCTGAATATGTCATTATGTTGAAGTTAGGACAAATCGTCCACATCTAAACTAGGAGAAAGTAAACATGTCTAATACACAGCGTATTTTTGAAGCACTCGTTAACGGCGAATCGCTCACTGGCAAGCAGATTTCTGCTCGGTTTGGTGTTGCAAATCCTCGTTCAGCAATTCATACACTTCGTATGGAAGGCTACCCTATTTACCTTAACAAGCATAAGGATACTAAGGGTCGTGTAACTCACAAGTACCGTCTTGGCACCCCTACTCGCCGCGTTATCGCTGCTGGTATTGCCGCACTCGGAGTTGAAGGTGCTGGTCTCGTCTGAGATTAATAACCTTTGAATAAGAGAGGCGGCCGTAAAACGCCGCCTTTTTTTATAAATAGGAGGCTATTATGGGTGTAGTTGTAGAATTCCCTTATCAAGGTCGAGTTATCAACGGTCAAATGGTTTCTGAACCTAAGACTAAATCTGAATATCTAGCAACCTGTAAACGGTTTTTATCTGTACCAGAATATGAATTTGTTATTTTAGCCATTATGGATACAGATTACTATGATATGTCAGATGCACATTTAGCTAGAATTGTAGATGCATATAATTCTTTTGCGAAATGAATAGTGGACTCTTAGCTCAGTAGGTTAGAGCAGCGGTCTTTTAAACCGAAGGTGTCGGGTTCGAGTCCCGAAGAGTCTACCATTACTAGGTGAACAATGATTAAACAAAAGTATAGTTTCTGGATTTGGTATTATAAAAAATACCTTGTTGATCTTTACTTTAAACTTAATGCATATAGCAAGAATCTCAAAGAATATTTTCCTAGAACATATATTGCTGGCTGGTGGTCTAGTGCTGCACTTAATTTTGTAGTAGCTGGAGCTGTAATTATGTTGTTCCTAGCTATTCCTTCCTTTAAAGAATTTAACGAAAATGTTTTGTACAAGCAGCAATTGTCTGCTACATTTTATGATCGTAATGGCGATTTCATTGGACGTCGAGGCATCCGTCTAGATGATAGTATGCAATTAGAAGACTACCCAAAATTTTTTATTACTGCTGTTCTTGCTACAGAAGATCGACGCTTTTATAGTCACTTTGGTATTGATATTATCGGTACTGTACGTGCTCTTGCCAATAACAATAAGGACGAGAGTAAGATCCAAGGTGGTAGTTCTATTACACAACAGCTAGCTAAAAATCTTTTCTTGAGTAATGAACGTACAATATATCGTAAGATTAAAGAAGCATTTTTAGCTCTTGCATTAGAAACTAGCTTTACTAAAGATGAAATATTAAAGATGTATTTGGACCGTGCTTATATGGGTGGCGGCTCATACGGCGCATCTGAAGCTGCTATGCATTACTTTAATAAGAGTGCACGCGACATTTCTGTTAGTGAAGCAGCTATCTTAGCCGGTCTTTTTAAAGCACCGAGCCGTTTTTCGCCAGAAGCTAATCCGGAAGCTAGTCGCAAGCGATGGCTAACAGTACTCGACAATTTACGTACAACTAAAAGTATTACCGAACAACAGTACGAAGAAGCATTACTTTACCCTCCTGTATCTAACCCGTTCAAGGATAACACTGCTGCTAATTATTATCTTGATTGGTCATTTGAAGAGCTAAAGAAGCTTGAAGCAAAAGGTCTAATTGGTGATACGAAAGTACTCAAGGTTACTACTGCTCTTAACCTTAAAGTACAACGTCATGCAGAAGAAGTTATGACTAAACAACTTATGGAAGCTGATACTCGCTTTGATGTCGAGCAAGTTGCTATGGTTGTTATGGGTGTAGAAGGTGACGTCGTTGCTATGATTGGTGGTGAAGACTATCGTGAGAGTGCATTTAATCGTGCAACGAAAAGTCTCCGTCAACCAGGTTCAAGTTTTAAGCCTTACGTGTATGCTGCTGCAATTGATGCAGGTATTATCGATAAGGATACTGTTGTAACTGATAAACCTACTTGTATTGGTAAATGGTGTCCACGTAATTATAATGGTGGTTATAGTGGTAGCATGCGTGCATGGCAAGCTATGGCTGCTAGCATTAATACTATTCCAGTACAGTTGAGCATTCAACTTGGTAAAGAAGATAGTTCACTTAAAGCAGGTCGTGCTAAAATTATTGATATGGCTCATCGTATGGGAGTCAATTCTGAAATGTATGACTCACAAAGTCTTCCTATCGGTTCAGTCGAAGTTACACCGCTCGATCAGGCTGCAGGTTATGCAAGCTTAGCTAATGGTGGATTTCGTATCACACCTTATGCTATAATAGAAGTAAAGAATACAAATGGTGACATTATATACAAACACAAACCTTCTAAGGAGCGTGTATTGAGTGAAAGAGTTGTATCTAATATGAACTTTATGCTTAATAAGGTAACTGAGTCTGGTACAGCAACATCAGTGAAAATACCTGGTGAAGTTATTGCTGGTAAGACTGGTACTACTAATGCATATAAGGATGCTTGGTTTATCGGTTATACCGGTTCAATGGTCGCTAGTATCTGGATGGGCAACGATGATAACTCTAGTAGCAATAGAATGACTGGTGGTAGTCTTCCAGCTCGTACTTGGAAGCTTATTATGGAGAATGCTCTTAAGACTCAACCTTCAAAAGCACCTCCGTTTGTATTAGGTGTAAGTACTCCTACACGTAATACTAAACCTCAACCACCAGTAGTGTCAGTTGCCCCTAAACAGTTTGAACCTCCTGTAGTGAGAGAAAAAACATTCTTTGAACGACTATTTAATGCAGAGTAAAGGAATAGATAATGAATAATGTTGACTTTAATCTTACTATTGCAATTTTTGCTTTAGGTGCAGGTATTGTACTTGCAAGCCTTATTTGGTTTAGAATTGCAGCGGTAATTCGTAATCGCAGCGTTAGTAAACTTCGTAAAGAGTTTGAAGCTCGCCTTCCAATTACTATTGAAGAAATTGAAGCAGAGCGAGAGCTTACAAAAGCTAAGCATATTCAAGATTTACGTGTTATGGAATTGCGTATTGCTGAACTTAAAGTTCGCGAAGCAGAAGCTACTCTAAGAGCAAATAATGCGTTAAGTCGAGTTGCTCATCTAAATGATCGTATTGAACGTCTTAGATTAGAGCTAGTTGTAAGTAGAAAAAAGAATAAATTAGAGCTGCAAGACGCGGTAGAAAGTAGTTCTACTGCATGACATAAATACCTCATATAGAGAGGTATAATTATGGCTTTAATTACACAACCAAAAAATATTAACTTCCTTTCACCGTTAGGATTTCGCTTCGTATTGGCGCGAGCTCCTAACTTGAACTTTTTTTGTACCGATGTTAATATACCATCTATCACACTCGGCTTTATCGAGTTGCCAACACCATTCAAGATTATCGAATTGCCAGGTGATAAATTAGATTTTGGTGACTTAAATATAACTTTTAAAGTAGATGAAAATATGGAAAACTACTTTGAAATTTATAATTGGCTTATTGCATTAGGGTTTCCAGACGAGTTTGGTCAGTTCAAGAAACTAGCTGATAAGTCAAAAGGTGATAAAGAAGGCATATATTCTGATGGTACACTATATGTGCTTAATAGTGCTATGGTGCCAACACTCGAAGTTACTTTCCAAGATTTGTTTCCAGTTGCTATTGGTGATATTAATTTTACAACTACTGATAGTGATGTAAACTATGTTACAAATACTGCTACATTGAAGTTTAAAAAGTTTACTGTGACAAAAGTATAACATAAAGGTTTGTTATGAAAATTGATGAGATTCATGATATGTGGTCTGAGGACTGCAATGTAGATAGAACTGAGCTTGGTGAAGAGAGTTTAAAGATTCCTAAACTCCATAGTAAATATCTTAGAGTATATTCAGATGAACGTCTAATGTTACGTAAGCTAGAAGAGCAGCGCCGTGAGCTCGTCAAGCTTAAACATGATTATTATCGTGGCGTTCTTCCAGAAGAAGATCTAATAGCTAACGGATGGGAACCATTCCGTCTCAGCGTACTTAAATCAGATATACCTATGTACATCGATGCTGATCAAGATATTGTTAAAGTTAATCTTAAAATTGCTATGCAACAAGAAAAAGTTGATACTCTTGAGGCTATCGTACGATCTATAAGTAATAGAGGGTATTTAATTAAAAATGCAATTGAGTTTGAAAAGTTCAAAGTAGGTGCGTGATAAAATTTACCTAACAAAGGTTAATGAAGTATATCTTAAGATAAACGCTGAACCTTCTGTTATACAAGAATTATCTGATCAGTTTACCTTTACAGTACCAGGTGCAAAGTTTATGCCTGCTGTACGCAATCGCTTTTGGGATGGTAAGATACGTCTTGTAAATGGTTTAACAGGATTAACATATGCTGGTCTTGTTCGCAATATAGAAGAGTTTGCAAACGTACGCAATTATGATTTTAGTGTAGAAGATAAACTTGCACCAGCACATAAGTTAAATGACAAATATATACAAGAGTTTTTAGATTTTTGTAAACTAACAAAGACACCTCGTGATTATCAGTTGAACGCCTTTCGCTCTGCTGTTGAGCAGGATAGAGGTGTTTTTCTATCTCCTACTGCATCGGGTAAATCACTTATCATCTATTTACTATCTCAGTTCTATAATTGCGATGATAAGAAAGTACTCGTTATTGTACCGAGAACATCTCTTGTTATGCAGATGAAAACAGACTTTGAATCATATACACAACGTAAGTTAAAAATACATTGCATTACAGCTGGTGTTGATAAAGAGTCAACAGAGTCTATTGTTATTACAACTTGGCAATCTATCTATAAGATGCCTAAAGTTTGGTTTAAGCAGTTTGGTTGTGTAATAGGAGACGAAGCGCACGAGTTTAAAGCTACTTCACTTAAGTCTATTATGGAGAAGCTAGAAGATTGTCGTTTTCGTTTTGGCTTTACAGGTACGTTAGACGGATCACAAACAAACAAAGTAACACTGGAAGGTCTGTTTGGACCTGTACATCAAGTTACAACTACCACTGAGCTCATGGAAGATAAACATGTTGCAGATTTGAGAATTAAAGCTATAATATTGCAATATTCATCTGAAATAAGACAGCAATGTAGAGGTTTAAATTATCAAGATGAAGTAGATTTTCTAGTTAAGTATGAACCACGTAATAAATTTTTACGCAATTTAGCATTATCATTAAATGGTAATACACTTGTACTTTTTACTTACGTAGACAAGCATGGTAAACTACTATACGATATGATGAAAGCAAAAGAGCCTGAAAGACCTATATATTTTATTCATGGAGGTGTAGATGCTACAGACAGAGAAGATGTACGAAAGATTGTTGAAGAGCAAACTAACGCTATTATTGTGGCCTCATACGGCACTTTCAGCACAGGTGTTAACATACGCAATCTTCATAATGTTGTGTTTAGCTCTCCGACTAAAAGTCGCGTAAGAGTATTACAATCAATCGGCCGCGGTTTGCGAACTTCAGAAAACAAAGAGTCAATGACTCTATTTGATATTGCTGACGATCTTAAACACAAAACAAAAGTTAACTTCACACTACAGCATTTTAGTGAGCGACTAAATATCTATAACAGTGAAGGTTTTAATTATAAAATCTTTAACACGAGTATCTAGATGAAACCTGTAATTATACATCTACCTCATACTCCTCCAGTACTTTGTACTATTATCGGTGAAGAGAATAGCGACGGGTTTATTACTATCGATAGCCCATTAATGCTTATGGAAGATGCACCTTACATATACACTGCGCAATATATGCCTTTTGCTAGTAACAATATAGTTATGATACAAAAGAAAAACATTATTAGTATGGCAGATGCAGACGAACAAATTACAAAAAGCTACTTCAACTCACTAAAGAAGTTAAAGAATAAAAAACCAAAATATGAAGATGTAGCTGAAGAACAATCTAACGAAATAAAAAATTTTAAATCAAAATTTTTAAACTAAGTGCTTGATTTATATAACTATCCAATATATTATGGAAGTTATATATTGCATTAAAGGTATTTCTATGAAACAAAACGATAAGCACTACGTAGATAATAAAAAGTTTTATACAGCTATTATTCACTATAAAGCAGAAGTAGAAGAGGCAAGAAGAAAAGGTCTTGAAGATCCTCGCATACCTGCTTATATTGGAGAGTGTTTATATAAAATTGCAACGCGTTTAGCACTTAAACCTAATTTTATTAGCTATACATTTCGCGACGAAATGGTATCTGATGGATTGGAAAATTGTGTAAATTATCTTAACAACTTTAATCCAGAGAAGTCTGATAACCCATTTGCATATTTTACGCAAATTATTTGGTTTGCTTTTCTTAGACGTATTGATAAAGAAAAAAGACATCTCTATATTAAACAGAAGACATTAGAAAACTTTTACTTCGAAGGTATGCTAGCTGAGCAAGCTATCGATGATGATAATAAATCAGTAACTGTTAATCTTGATAATGAATATATGCAGGCACTGGTGCAATCATATGATAAGAAGCAAGCAGAGAAACAACAGAAAAGTAAAAATAGAAGAGTAGGGGTTGAAAAATTTTACGATGACAAATAATAAAATTCATCTTATTCCACAGCCAGTTATTGAATGTGTTGAAAATCTTCGCACTACAAAGCAGGAACATATGCGTTTGAACTATGTTGTTCGTCTTGAAGCTATTCGCGATTATTGTGAACAAGCTATTAAAGCAAGCAGCAATCCTTCTGTTCATACGTTTAAGAAAAAAACTCGATGAAGATAGCAATTATTACAGACACGCATTGGGGAATTAGAAATGATTCTCTTGTTATGCATGACTATATGAAAGCATTTCTTGATGATATATTTTTTCCTACTCTTAAAGAGCGAGGAATCGATACACTATTACATCTTGGCGATTTAGTTGATAGGCGTAAATATATTAACTATGTAACTGCAAAACGTCTGCGTGATGATTTTCTTATTCCTTTAAGAGAAAATAATATTAACACTCATATTATTGCTGGTAACCACGATACATTTTATAAGAATACAAATGAAGTAAATGCATTAGTTGAGTTAGTACAAGGTAAGTATGATAATATTAAAATATGGGATAAGGATCCTATAGATATTAATTTTGATGGCACATCAATTATGCTGATGCCATGGATATGCAGTGATAATAAAGAACAATCATTAAATGCTATTTACACATCTAAGTCTCCAATTGTTATGGGACACTTTGAACTTAGCGGCTTTGAAATGTATAGGGGGCAAATGAATGACCATGGCGACGATCCTAAACTCTTTGATCGGTTCGATGTCGTTTGTAGCGGGCATTATCATCATAAGTCTTCTAGCGGCAACATTCATTATCTCGGCGCTCCTTGCGAGTATACTTGGAGCGATTATGGAGATGTTAAAGGCTTTCACATCCTGGATACAGAAACTCGTGAGCTAGAATTTATTCAAAATCCTCATACAATGTTTATGAAGCATTTTTACGATGATCTTAATAAACAGATGGATGAAGTTCTTGTTATGGATGACCAGCAGTTTAAAAACAAATATGTTAAAGTAATTGTTAAGAATAAAACTAATCCAATTTGGTTTGATATGATTATTGATCGTATGGAAAAAATTGGAGTATCTGATCTACAAGTAGTTGAAGATCATTTTCATCTTGATCTAGAAGAAGACAGTGATATTGTTAATGAAGCAGAAGATACTATGACCATTCTTCGTAAATATCTCAACGGATTGAGTATTAATACAGATAAGAAAAGAGTTGAAAATATTGTACAGAGCCTGTATACTGAAGCTCAATCAATAGAATGAAGATAATACATATCAATCGTAACATTATACAAGCAAATGCTAAGCACAATAAACAAGATCCAGTTTGTCGTGTTGAAGAAAATGGTAAAGTTACATATTGTATGGAAGTTGACATTAAAGGGCCATCTCGTATGATATACAGCCCTGATAAACCTAGACCATGTGGTGCAAAACTCTGGATCGAAACAGATGCAGATATTGATATGATAGGTATTAAGAATTGATATATTTTAAGACATTGCGTTGGAAGAACTTTCTTTCAACTGGTAACAGCTATACAGAAATTCAACTTAATAAAGCAAATACTACTCTTATTGTAGGTGAGAACGGTGCAGGCAAATCAACAATGCTTGACGCTCTTTCATTTGTACTATACAATAAACCTTTTCGTAAAATTAATAAGCCCCAGCTACTCAATTCTATCAACAAAAAAGATCTACTCGTTGAGATTGAGTTTAGCATTGGGCCAGGCTTGTATAAGGTCGTGCGAGGCCTTAAGCCTGCTGTGTTTGAGGTGTATCAAAATGGTCGCCTCCTAAATCAAGATGCAGATACTCGTGATTATCAGGAAGTGCTTGAGAAGCAAATCTTGAAACTTAATCATAAGTCATTCTGTCAGGTTGTTGTGCTTGGTAGTGCCTCGTTTGTTCCTTTCATGCAACTATCAGCACAAAACCGTCGAGAAGTTATTGAAGACCTTTTGGATATTCAAATCTTCTCGACGATGAATTCTCTCCTCAAAGAGCGCGTATCTGATAACACTAAGAAATTACTAGAGGTTGATTATCAATATGATCTTAACTCCGAGAAGATTAAAATGCAGCAAGCGCATATCGATGCGATGCAAAAAAATACAGAAGAGCAGATTGCGAAATTCAAAAATGAACTTACCGAGTGCCTGGGTCAGATTGATGCAGAAAAGATCAATCTTTCTGACAAGGATAAATCTATTAGTGACTTACAAGAACTTATACAGGATGAGTCTACTGTCACTAAGAAGTCTTCACGAGCGACCGATCTGCAAAGACAGCTTAAAGAAAAGATACAGAAATTAAATCATGAGATTGAATTCTTTAACTCGCACGACAATTGTCCAACCTGTAAGCAAGCCATCGATAGTGAATTTAAATGTGAGACAGTCAACACAAGACAATCTCAGATTGAAGAAACCTCAAATGGTATCGAAAAGCTTAGAGAAGAAATCGAATCAATTAACAGCCGTATCCAAGAGATCACTGACGTTAAGTCACAAATTACATCTCTTAATATGGATAAGCTTGTTCACGATAATAATATTACGGGTCTTTTAAAGCAGTGTAAGAAACTTGCAGCTGATATTGAAGATCTACAGAAAAAGTCTGATGATTATGCTGTTAACGATGATAAAATGAAAGAGTATGAACAAGCGCTTGAACGTTTTGCAAACGATAAGAATGAGCTACTTAAAGATAAAGATGCACTTCAAGTTGCTGGTATTGTATTGAAAGATACAGGTATTAAGGCTAGAATCATCAAGCAGTATGTTCCTGTTATTAATAAACTCATTAACAAATACTTGGCTGCACTTGACTTCTTTGTCATGTTCGAACTAGACGAGAACTTTAATGAAACAATCAAATCAAGATTTAGAGATGACTTCAGCTATGCCTCTTTCTCCGAAGGCGAAAAGATGCGTATTAATCTTGCTATTCTGTTCACTTGGAGGGCTATTGCTAAACTTCGTAATAGCGCTTCTACTAATCTCCTTATTATGGATGAAGTCCTCGACGGATCACTCGATAGTAATGGAACTGATGAGTTTCTTAAAATCCTTAATAACTTGACTCAAGACACAAATACGTATATTATCAGTCATAAGACTGATCAGATGTACGATAAATTTACAAACGTTTTAAGATTTGAGAAGCATAAAAACTTCTCGAGAATTGCTGCATAGGAATAAAATATGATCGTGAAGTATCCGGATAAGATGTTACGTAATGAATGTTCAGCTTGGTCATTTCAAGATATGGCTGCAACAGATGAGCTTACTAAACGTCTTGAAAAAGGTTTAGAAGATTATGCAGGATTTGGATTATCTGCTATTCAAATTGGTATTCCAGTTCAAGCTTTTGCTATTAAAGCAGATCGAGTAGGATTCGTTTTCAATCCAAAGATTCTTAACTATAGCGAAGATACAGATGTAGATAAAGAAGGGTGTCTTTCACTTCCAGGTGTAGTAGCTAATATTAGACGCGCCAAAGAAATTCGTGTACGTTTTCAAGATGAGACTGGCGAAGTATATACAACAAAGATGGTAGGTCTAACTGCTAGAATTTTTCAGCATGAGTACGATCATCTACAGGGTAAACTTATTAT